CGGTAACTCCGCCCGCCAATTGCTCCCCATGCGTTCAGGTCTTGACGTAGCTTGATGCGCTCTTGCGCGCCTGGCGCACCCGTCCCGCTTGATGAGCTGCAATGGTAGACAACATCCAGATGCTTTTCGAGCGGCTTGAATACGTGATCATTGACGCAGTATCCCAGCCGCCGAACGGGTGGCCCGGCGTGGTAGAAGCGGGCGGTGGCGTCATGGTCGAGTAGGATCAGGTCGGCCTGTTTAGCCTGCTCGAAGCGGGCGTGATAATGATTATCACTGAGTGTGCTGTCAATGGACAGGTAGATAACGGGCGGGTTACATCCGTTCCATATGCCATAATTGCCGCCGTCCTCGTGGAAGATGACATCGAAATCCTTGAACATATTGTATCGGTCGATGGCAAAATCTTTGCCGGGGCTGAAATGCTCCCATGTGAACTCGGGCACGTCATATGACCAATAGCCCATATTCCGCCGCTCTCGCTCGCGCGGGCCTGGCTTATTCTTGACAATCAACGCGACTTTTAGGGGTCTCATTTGCTCTTTGTCCTCTCGAATTCCTCAACGGCCTTCCATGCCTGCGGGTCGTCAAGCCGGTAATGCACCACGCCGCGCCAGCGTCTTGCAGTCATCGGCCAATGTAACAGCCATGCGGCTATCTTCTCGCTATCATAGCGGGTGATGGTATTCCACTCGTTGCCAAGCACAAACAGTTTAACCGGATTGGCCCACAATGCCCGCAGCAATGCCGCCTGGTCACGCTTGCCCCACTTGCGCCATTCGGTATGCCATGCGTCAAAGAATGCCCGCGTGCGGTCGTTGCGCTGGAACCCGAACACACCACCGTTTAGCTGAATGACCTCATCCGTGCCGATCTGCCGGAATGTGGCGTCGCATTCGTCGCCGTTGTCGCTGCGTTTCATCTCGCGCGCAATGTGGAAGCGGCCTGGATTTTTGCAAATGCACATATCCCAACCGGCCTCTAGTATCTGCCACAAAAACGGGTTGCCTTGCGTGATCTCTGTATCGGCGTCAAGGTACACGATATATTGCCAGTCAGCGGGCGCCAGGTCATAGATTTTGACTTTTGCGGAGCGGCCCCCAATGTCTTCGTCAGGATGCTGGATGAAAATATCCTCACCGGCGTCTAGTGGCGTATCGCTTACCAGGGCGACAGGGATGTCGTAAAAGTTGGCCTTGAATGACGCAATCGCACCTTTGGCGCACTCACGCGCCGGGCCGCCATAGGCGACATAATACACGCCGCGTTTGCCGTGCCGATCACTCTCAATGCGTGGTGTGATTGGCTGGCTGGGTGCGTCGCTGGTTGCGTCGAATGCTGCTACATGGCTATTGCACCATGCCGCGGGGGTGTATGTCTCAGTCACAACGGCTCGCAGGTCGTCACGCTTTACCCGCTTGCGCTCTGCCAGGGCCTTGTTGGTCGCGGCTTGCATGGCGTCATAGTTGCCAGCCTCGTAGCGATATATGCCGCGCATGTCTGGCAGGTCGTCAAGCATCCCCACGCCACGCGGGATAATGATGGGCACGCCACAAGATAGCGCCTCCAATGGCGGCATGGGCACGCCCTCAACGGTGGACGCGCACAGGTAAGCGTCGATGCTGTTGTAAAAGTGATTCAGGCCATCCAGTGACCTGTTGATGATACGGGCGGGCCATCCGTCACCGCTGGCGACAATCTCCGCTTTACCGTCCATCTCAGCCGCCAGGCGCGCGACCAGCTTCTCGCCCTTGCGCCCGCTGCGGTCAACAAATCCAGAGACGCCAATCAGCGGGTGGGGGCTTGTGCGGTGGTCGTCAATGACAAATCGGTCACTCTCGACGGGTGGCGTAATGATGCGCACATTACCGGGCAGCATGGCGGCATATTGGCGCGCCATCGTTGTCTTGATGTCTACCAGCGGCGCGGCACTCTCCCACCAGAATTTTTTATATGGCGTGTCACCTTCGTAATGGCTGAAATACGCCGCAATCGTTGTGCGCCGCCAATCGCTGAACCGCTGAGCATAGTCGATGTAAATTATAAAGTAATTGATGTCAGCGGTTGTATCGGGCTGGTTGCTCAGGCTCCATCCGGTGCCCTCTGCCAGAGTGCGGGCCAGGCGGTCGAGGATGCGGTCGCCGTGCGGGTCTGGGCTAATGATGTGTACTGTTTTACTCATGGCGTGCCGCTCCAAATAGGTGATTGATGACGCTCCCCCCGTTGTATGGCCTGCCGAGCAGCCAGATTTTGACCGGGGCACGGCTAAGGGCGCGCAATAGTGCGGCTTGGTCTTGCCCCTGCCATCGTGCCCATTCATCACGCCACGCTGCGAATAATGCCGCTGTGCGCTCATTACGCCGGTAGTAGATTACCCCGGCCTGCAATTGGAGCGGCATATATCCAAGCTCTTCATAGGTCGTTTCTCGCTCATCAAGCAGAACGTGCCATAAATTCTCGCCGACCTCTTGATTGTTGGATGGGCAGATGCAGATATCCCATCCGTCGGCAAGGGCCTGGAATGGCGCGGTAACATCGGCTTTGGCGCGCGTGTCTGCGTCAAGGTATAGGGTGTCAAAATATGGGCTGCTGTCCAGGTGCGTCTTGTGATGCCGGGAACTTTGGACGGGCGTCATGCCGTCTATGTTGTTTGTGATGACGGTCACAGGGATGCCGTTCAGGGTGGCCGCGCTCATGCGTTGCTGCGCATGGGCGCGCTCTCCAATTGCAATTTGCACCACGCCGCGGGCCGTCATTCGTTCACTCTGTGCCATGATACCGGTAATGCCAGGATCAATAACGGCGACTGGTACAAGGCCCGGATAAATGCCAGCCTACCGTTCGCTCCGCTGCCGCGTTCAAGCTCTTTGCGCCATATGCTGAACAGGCGTTCTGTCTCATTGCATCGCCTGACATACATCAGGCCGGTCTCATACAGCGGCACGCGCAGGTCTGGGATAACTTTTGCAGTGACTGCCCGCTCTGCCTCATCACCGACCTGTGACGCCAATTCACTATAGCTATGCAACGGGATTGCAATCTGCCATGTGTCAAGCAGGGATAATCCGATGGGGATTAATTCTTTCCGCATTGGCACGGCGCCGTCCCATATTAGATTTTTTTCGAATTGGAGCTTGTAATCTGGTAAGACAACCGTCTCGATAATCGGTGTGTCTTTGTCCATCAATGCGGCGCGGCCCGGGTGCAATGTGTCGCCCTCTGCGCCAATGATGACCGCGCCCGCGCCATCTGTGACGCCAGTCTCTTGCATGTAATTGACGCCGGGCATAATGGCCTCGCGCTGTGATAGCCAAAGCAAGGCTGTTTGCTTGCCTACGTTGACATAATCGCCTGGATGGTAGCGTTTACTTTCCCCCCTAACTTGGATCGTTTTTGTTGCGAGTAGTTGTATCCACATGGTGCGGCCCCTCTCATGGCCGGGCCAGGCCCGGCGGGTGAGTGTGGCGAGAGGAACACACCCACCCGCACGGGCAAGGCTTTGGAACTTAGTCGGTCACGCTGTCGAGGTTGGTGGTGCTCACCGCGGCATAGCGCGGGCATACGCCCCAAACCGTCGCGCCGAAAATGGCGTTCGTGCTGGTCATTTCCAGGTTGATGCAGTCGAAACCGTCGGCGATGTCAAGCTCTTCGGTGCGGATCTCAATCACGCTAACGGTATTGTTGTCGGTCGTGGCAGTCAGGGTAATGTCTTTGCTCGCGCTGTCAAACGACTGCGCGCTGCCACCGCTGGTATTCGTGCCCTCTTCGATGTCAACATCGATATTACCAGTGATGACGCCAGCATTGATGATGATCACCGCCCGGTGAAACTTCGCCAGGCTGACATAACCGCTGTTTTGTTCGCTGGTATATGCCGCCGGGTCGATAACTGCGAGCAGCTCGTGGACTTCGGAAAATCGTTCAGTGTAGCTCATGTGGTTATCTCCTTTTTCTCAAATTCAGACGGGGCGGGCCGGGATTGCACCCGCCCATATTAGATTAGGTGCTCTTGGCGCCCAAGATCACGAACGGGCTGACTTCTGTCGTGCCGTCCTGATAGCGCAGGGCGTCCGACAACCAGGGCTGACCATCAACGCGGTGAACAGCACGCCAGCTGGTTTCGTCGTACTTCCAGCGGTCGTACTGCGTCGATTCGAGGGTGGTCGCCTGGCGGTCGCCAATCAGGTAGTAGCGCCAATCTGCCAAGATCACATCACCTGCAGAACCCACGCGGGGGCACTTTTCGGTGAAGACAACGGGATAGCCCAGGAGCGTGTTGGGCACGCCCTTTTCGGTGCTGCCCCAGATGTAGGCAGACGCGCCATCGACCAGGGTCATCAGGTTGGAGATAGCCGATTGGCTGATAAACCACACGCCACGGCCCGAGGGCAGGAAGCTCTCGACCATGTTGACGAGATCGGGATAGGTAACGGGGGTTGTCGTGCCAGCGCGGGCCACGGTGATTGTCGCCGGGGCATTGATCACGCCCAAAGGCCGACCGGCGCCGGTGCCATTGATGAAGCTGTAATCCTCAGTCCAGGCCAAGCCGCCCGACATGCCCATTGGCCCGCCCAGGAAGTCGCTCAAGCTGATGGCTGCGTCGTCAACCAGCTCATCGCTGGCGTAAGTGTAGCCGTACAGTTTCTTTGCGCTCAGGGTAACTTTGCCGAATGCCGGGTCGCTATTGGTCTTCTCTGCGGCCTCTTCGCCCCAGTAGAATTTCATGCCACCGAACCAGTGCGGAACGCCTGCGGTCGTGCCCGTCTGAAGCACAACAGGGATACTCACGTCGCGGTGGCGCATCCGAATGATGGTTGCACGCGGGCGAACAAGGGCATTCTCAGCCATGACGCCCTGCAACTCTGCCATGAATTCACCGGGAACCAGGAAGCCGCCAGCGGCGCCCACGTTCTCAGTCATGGTCTTGCTCTGGCCCGGCTCTTTCTCGTCGCGGAACCACTGCAAGCGTGGGTCAACGTGGCGATAGCCAGCGTCTTTGTGGTTGGCGCGGTGGGCTGCGTACAGGAATTCGCCAAAGCTGCCGAACTTGGAGCTGTCCTTGCGGGCCTCGACCTGTTGGTCTTTGCCCTGCTTGGCTTCGATGGTCGCCACCATGTCAGCCGCGGCCTTTTCGATTTCTGCAAGCTGTGCGCTCTCTTGCTTGATGGCCTTTGCCGCTTCAAACATCTGTGCGGCGCTGGCTTTCTCTTCGGCGGTTGCGTCCGCCTTCGAGTAGATGGCGCGGGCCTCACCGAACAGGCGGGTTGCCTCTGCCAATTTTTCTTCAACAGTCTGAATGTTCATTTCGATGAACCTCCTATTGTTAGTTTAGATTTCTGCCATTTCAATATCAATCAGGTGCAGCATGTCGGGGCTTTGCGGCTCCGCGGTGGGTGGGCATGTGCCCGGCCCGGCCAGCTCTGCGGCCTGGTGTTCACTGGATTTCCCAAGCTCGATACCATCGGATTCGGCTTGCTCTTCGAGGTCGCCAATCTCTTTCATCAGCTCGGCAAGGATTTTGCCCAACTCGCGCAGGCGCTCAATATTGCGGGCGGCGAATACGCGCCCAACCTTCTCGCTCTCCGGCCCTGGCTGCGCTTTGCCATTCTCAGCCGCATACAGCGCAGCAACCTGGGCGCGGGCGGCCTCTTCGCTGTCGTGGATGCCGACCGGGTCGCCGATTGGGTCGCCGTTCTCATCGACTTTATAGACGGCGAATTTGCCGCCTTCCTCAAACACGGCCCACGGCTTACCTTCTGTCGGCAGTTTATCGGCGGGATTGTCGGCGGCCTTTGCGCTCAGGGTCGCGGTCGCCGGGTTCATCGCAAAGATGACCGGGCTATATTCCCACAGCCTGATTTGTCGCAGGTTGCGCACGGTGATCTCTTCGCCGTCTTTCGTGACGCGGCCAAAATCACTGTCAAGCGCATCATAGCCGATGGAGTATTCCCCAACCGCGCCAGATTTGACACGCGCGAACGCGCCGCGCCCCTCGGGGGTATCCATCAGGTATTGGGTCTGGACAGATAGCGCGCCGGTGGCCTCAGGGTATGCGTCTTTGACAGATTGCGGCAATTCGTCGGCTGTAATCTCGCGCATGGATACGGGATAGCCGATTACGCGCATGATGCTGTCGG